AAGCAAAAGATGAATTATTGTGGAGAGAATCAGTACAAAGAAGAATAGACGGAAGAAAGGCTAATTCCGAAAGTTAAAGTTTCGTAACAGATTACATAGTGGTGGCACTTTGTTGCTATACTTCTAAGGAAGTTCAAATTTATTATGACCACAAAGAAACTTTACAAAGTCAAAACAAAAACAGTTTTGTATGAATTGTATGAAGTAGAAGCTGAATCTTATGATAAGGCTTTAGATTCTGTTTTTGAAGGACAAGATGACCACCATGATGACTACCCAATGAATGTAGACAGGATAGGCTGGTGGTATGACGATAAAGAATTTATAGAATATGACAGCGATGAACCAGGTTTAATCGGTATCTCTGTTACTTCTGACGATTATTACAAACTTCCTTCTTACGATCAATTCAGCCCACAATTAGCTTGTGGTTGGTGGAGAGTGCCTACTGAAGAAGAAAATGTAGCTGATGAAGCCCAAGCTGTAAAAGATGGAAGAATAGCTCAAACAATTTTCTAATGTCTGAGGCAAGATCAACCTGTAATATCTCCCAGGTGGTTAAGCTGCTTTTTTGTAATCTTAAGGAACTATGACCCTCATTTTCCTCTGGCACAATTTTACAAATGATATTACAAGTTCCCATCGAGGATTTAGTGGTGGGTCTAGGGGGTTTCTTGGTTACCTCCGAGTAAAATGCCACTAAATAAGCTAACCCGATCTGTAAGTCCTCATTCTACTATACTACACTAAAAAAGATGACCGCTAAAAAAGAAAAACTTATCCGAACCACAGTTCAATTAAGTCCTCACCAACATAAGGCATTAGAGAATCTTAGTGGTCCTGGTAAGTCTATATCTGCTCTGGTTAGAACCGCTATTGATGAATACTTAGACCCTTACTACGAGCAAAACTACGAAAATCAAAAACTGGATCGTATGATCGAAGAAGCTAAAGATAAGATAGATAGGCTAAATGAAAAAGCTATGTCAATAGAAGATATTTTTGACGATTTAAAAAACAAGGTTTAACAATGACAGAAGAACAAAGAAGAGCTACCAAGGACTATTTTCAGGCACTTGCTAATTTGTCTGATAGATATTTGTTTGAAAACATGACAAACAAAAAATATGTAGAAGAAAGAAATGCAATTGAAACTAATTATTTAAAGACGCTTTATAACGAAGAATAATGAAAAGAATAACATGGGTTGAATGTCCTAACTGTAAAAAGTTGGGCGATCAGAAGGTGGTCCGATCTGAAAGAAACTCAAAATACATAATCATTCGTAGAAGAGAATGTTACGAATGTGGACATAGATGGGAAACGATCCAATATCCTGAGATGACTGTTTCCAGGCAACAGGCAGCCTATGCTCGTTGCGAGTGATTTTTTTGATGCTGTCTTATCTGTCTTATAAGTTTTAGTTTTTCTATAAATAAACGAAATTTGTAGAATAATTTGTTTTTTATCGGTTTTGTCTGTAGTAAAGCTACCATTGATTCTAGCTCTAGCATGCGCATCATTGCATTGGACAGCACAATTTCAGTTCTTGCATGATTTTTCATCATGTCTATGCAAAAAGCCTTTACCTTGTCTATATCATCACAGCCCATAACTTCCCTGCATCGCATCTCAACTGCTAACTGTGTTTCCATTGGTAGGGGAGTTGAAATGAATCTTATGAAGCTATCATTTTTCATGTTACTGAAGAGAGGTCGTGGAACCCGGGAACATTCTTGCCTCAATAAAAGCAACTGCCTGATCGTCTATCGTGTTGTCGGTCTGTTTAGCTATTGCTTTTAACAAATCCACAATTAATCTTTTCATCGCTTTGGACTTGATAAATATAAGAAGAATCGGTTTTAAAATCTTTACCATTTGTATGTAGTGTCTACTTCTACTTTACCGCTATTTGCCAAACTTGGCCTCAATCCTTATATTTATAGTATATCACTAAGATTATGGCAACTCAAGACCCAAAAACCGACCCACAAGTAGAAGAAAAAGAGGAAAAGGATGGTCCTTCTCTTATATCAAATTTTGTTCAGATGATTATACTTTTTTGGAGTTTATCAGTAATTTCTTTTGCGTATTTCGGAAATTCAAATAAACAAATTGATACCACATTCGCTGCTGGATTATTGTCAGCAGTAATGTCAAATATGGGTCTCCAAGTGAAAAACAACGCTAATGGCAAAAAGAGGCCATTTAATGTAGTATCTAATAAAGACAATAAAGCTGGAATCAAATGAAAAGACTATTACCTTTTATTTTTCTCGTATCTGCACCAGCTTATGCGGATATGAACCATAGTATCTCGTCTAGTGTAAAATTCGAGTCGCTGTCTGCTGCAAGTACAGCCGACAAGATTGGTAGTTCATATAGTATCTCAGGTAATAATGTAACAACTGTTGATTCAAATTCAGCAGCTACTCTTGGCGGCTTTGGTAACGCAACCAATGGAGTGCCTAGTATTTCATTTCCTTCTGCAACACAAGCAACAAGTGGTGAAGCTTTTTCTTTTACGCAATCTTACCTCGAAGGAGATGCGACTCCAGGGAATGCGACAACAGTTGGAACAGTACCCAACTTTTCAGACCTAACGAGTACAAGTGCTGGAAGCGTGGGCACAGCAGCAGTAGGTATAGACAATCACACAATTACCCTAACACCTGGAACTGGAACAGGTATTGTGATAACAGGTCAGTTTGTCGTTGATCTTACTATCGAATGAGGAGGCTACTTCTTCTTGGCTTTGTTATATCTGCTCCTTGCTACGCTGTTCCAGTTATTCCAAATTTCACACAGGGTAGTTCCACCAGCCGAACAGAAACTTCCACAATTATTACAGAATCTATACGAACAACAGAATATAATTCTGGGTATCTCTATTCAGTTACAGGATCAGGAATACAGCATGACGGAAGCTCTATTACACCCGCAGCTACCACTGTTAGTGAAACTATAAACGGAACTACTCATACATGGCAGGGATTAAATTTAGATCAACGACCAAACTGGACTCAAACAACTCAGGGAGATGCCTTTCAATTTACAGAAGTTTATCAAGCACCTGGTCTAGAATCCGTAACCGATATAACCCGAACCATAGAAAGCACAAGCGTTACAGATACCACAACTATCTTCTCGCAATAAGTCTTATAAGTAATCCAGTATTTGCCAATACCAGCAATACGGCTGCACCCGTGGCACAGTCATCATCTTCAGTATCTAACTTCGCAACCCAAGTTTTAGGTGGTCCGATGGTAGAAAATCAATATGGAAATGGGATAGTTTGTTCGGGTCCACAAATGGGTATCAGTCCTTTCATTACCACAACTTATAATCAAAGACGGCCAATGGATTATATTTATAACACTCCTGTATATGATCCAACAGACGCAGATAATGATGGTGTTCCAGACAACCCAGGTAATATACTTTATTATCAAGAAAACTATAGTGGTAATAAGGATTCTCTCGGACTTAATTTTGGAATAGCACTTACATTTAATATTCCATTAGATAATAGATTTCAAGATTCCTGTTTAGATGCAGCTAACACACAAATACAATTACAAAAACAAGAATTAAACGCTAAAAAATTAAATTACGAGATTGCAAGATTAAAAAATTGCGGAGAATTGATGTTAGCTGGTATATATTTCGATCCAAAAAGTGAGTTCGCAAAATTATGCGAGGGAGTTCGTATCGCTCCAAAACCTAATCAAGTTATACCGCACACTCACGAACTGAAAATAGGTCAGTAGACAAGTCACGGGTATTAAACTTATCTACGGATAATTATTCTACCTTATCTTTCTTCTTTGTAAGTTTTTTAAATAAATTTTTTACTAAAGGTTTGACAATATTAAGCAGTAATGGAGTAGAGGCAGCAACAGTAGCAATAACAGCAGTGCTAACAAGCTGTGGAGGATTCGGTATGTATTGCTCGATGAATTTAACGTCCTCATAAAGCGTTATACATTTACTACCATCTTCGCTTCTTTTATGTCCAGACACACGCTCCAGTTTAAACTCTGAAGCATATTGGCCTATTCTTTGGTCATTCGGTCCGGGACACTGAACGAATAACGGTTTTTCCTCTTTCTTTTTTGGTTCGTATTTTGGGGGTTCTACTGTTGGCGGTACAAACTCTTCTGTCTTATTGGGGGTTTCGGCCTGTGTGTACTTAAATTCGTTGGGGTTATACTCCAAAGGTTCAAAACCAGGAATACTGAAGTTACCACATTCTGTATATGTTCCATATTCATCTTTAGGATTGTCAATAAGACTAGTTAAATTATTTCGATGAACTCTTACACAACCTGGAATATCTACAACAGGTTTATTTATGTAATTTACTACTGGATTATTAAACTTCCATATCGGTATTTCATGTATTTGAATCTGATTTATTTTAAATTTCGGTATCTCTGTCATTTACATCTCCAATAGAAATAGACCAGCCATCTTCTCCAAAAGTACCTTTTTCTATAATTTTTGGTTTTTTTACTTTTTTATCTAATTCTTCGTGGTATTTTTTTATATCGTTATCT